TAGTAAAAGTTCTACTATTCGTGCTGTTCTATCTAGTCTTTCTTGTAATGACCTGTTATCTCCGCCACCCATGCTATCGCTTGGTTCTTGTGGTTGTTCTGTCATTACTCTACTTCTACCCATGTCGTGGCTACACGGAGCAGGTTGTCGTAGTCTCCTGACATAGACTCACGCATATACTCATTGACTTCATCAGGTGTAGCACCTGCATTCTTAAGAGCACGGCTTACCTTAGCCATGATAGCCATAGCATTGCCGTCTTCTCCTACTAGTTTTACTGTGATTGGATACTTGGTTGTTGTCATTGCTCTCTCCTTTATTTGTAGTTATCTAAACGCATACGTGCTATGCGGTTAGCCTTAAGACGTTCCTTAAGGAATCTATTTTGTTTCATTAATACTACATTGCTATACGTCAGCAATACTATCATAAGTATAGACATGCCTAACGCTATAAGTGTAGCAGTTATATCACTGGTTGAAAAATACATATGAACTCCTAGTTGTATAGAGGGGTGGATAAAAACTTGTAACTTGCATATGATTACTGCATGTCTGGCTTGAAAAAGCAGGCAGACGGGTGTCTATTCCGTCTGTCTGCTTTCTCTGTTGGCTTATAGAACTGTTACGTTGTATACTTCTAGGTCGTATACGAATTGGTCTGGTCCGCCTGTCTTAGACTTTGCTACCCATTGACTGATGCGTCCTGTTACTGTGACTGGCACGGTGGTTGCTTGTCCTTGTCGTGCGTTGTCTAGTTCAATCAGTTGTTTGATAATTGCTGGGTCTTTCGCAGTGATTTTCATGCCTACTATGTATCGCTCGAAGCCTGCTTCATCACCGTTGCTTAGTCTTGCTGTATCGCGTTGACTTAGCCAGCCATTGAGTTGTGTCTTGCCGTTGTATTCTCTCATTGATTTGTCGGTGAATCCTTTGATGGTTCCACTAACTGTCCATGTGTTTTCGATTATCATTTCTTTCTCCTTGTTTTTATATGTTAGTAGTTAACTTAGGTAGCAGGTTCGCTCCCGAAGGGAAGAGCGAACCCTGCTATTATTTTTTATTTTCTTACATTACTTTCTAGTGGTAGTAAGCATGTAGTATTTTGACAGTCGTTATAGAATCTAGGTGTTGTTAGATTGCACCATGGGCATTGCACTTCACGCTTAGCCTGTGCGTAATCCTCTAGTTCGTATAGGTTGTCGAGTTCTCCGCCGTCTATTAGTTGTGCGATAGGTGGTAAGAACTCGTGTCGTATGGTGTGTTCCTCATCGTTGTCTAAGAACTTAACGCTTAGTTCTATGAGGTGGCACTTATCGTCCCAATTTTCTATCATCTTTACTATCTTGCCTGCTTTGGCTGAGATAGTTTGTGATGATAGCCAATCACTACCGCTATGGTTCTCATTCTTTCTGAACCAAGGGTGTGGATATATGTCGTTGCCTTTGTCCACTATGTCGTGGGCTAGGTCTGATAGCATTGCTTCTGATTGTTCAATGCATGGCTTGCATCTGTAGTCGTAGTCATCTAGGTATACGCAATCGTTGCATTGTGTTGATACGCTGATACCGTTAGATGTATATTCGTTACTCATGCTTGCTCTCCTTTTCTGTGAACCGCCTACCAATTTGATAGGCGGTGAACTTGATTTAATCTTCTTCTGTTCCGAAGATGCGGTTCCAGCATGTCTCGCAAGTCCCGCTTATGAATCGTTCGCGTAGTCCTGCTGTTGCGAACGGCATTACTATATGGGCTGGTTCACCTTGGTTCATAGCCCATATTTGAGGTCCATCTATTTGCACTGTGACTCTTTCATCGCAGTGCATGCAGGCTAAGGACTCTATAGCGTAGAGTCCTTCCTCTATTTTTTTTATGCTTGATGTTTGCATACTTATGCCTCCTTTTCTAATAGGCTTACTATTACATCTCCATGACAACGCTCTGGATAGCAATAGCAACTAAGGTTTTCACCTCTTAGTGGCTCCAGCCACTCTGGTTCTTGAACCAGACGCTTCTCTGCATAGGCACGGAACTGAGCAATAACTTCTGTTCTATTTCCGTCTTTACCTATTACGAAGGGGTTACCCCAAGGGCTTCCCCTTCCTATATATACAGCACTGCCTTCCCTTAATGGGTTTATATCTCTTATATTTAGCACTCTTACTTTCATGCTTCCTCCTTATGTATATAGTTTGGTGGGCAACTGCCTCCATAGAAGCAAGGGCAGTATTCTATATCAACTTCATATAGTCCTGCTTCATTATGCTCGCAGGTTAGATTCTTTGCATATGCCTCACATTGCACAAGGTTTGCGCATATTATTCTTATTCCGTTCATCTTTCTCCTTTTTCTTGTAGGTAGCCATTGACTCGCAGGGTCAACGGGGAGTGCAGAGGGGGGCGTGCCCCCCTTTGCGTTCTTTCTTTATGCAGTTATTACTTTGGTATTAATCTCTGCTTTTTGAGCGAGACCAGCGGTATGACTTGCACCTGCTGAACCATTCTTAATGAATACTAAGCAAGCATCTGCTCCTAGATTAACCATTAATTCATTACGCTTGAATCCTGCTCCGCGATTGTATGAACCGTCTGGCTTTTTATCCCACTTGGCAGGATGAGTTTCAATCACCCAACCAAAGGTCTTTGCAACCGATTCGCAAATCAAATCGGCACCCTTATAACATGCTCCACTTACGAGCACTACATCTTCTCCGTGTTCGCGTGCGAATACGGCTAACTCACGGGTAATGGTTAGTTTATCTGACCAATCTCTACTACCACTAATCAACAGTCTGAACATGTCTTTCTCCTTTTGTTTTTAATTGCGATGGACCAGCATGGTCCAATCTTTTCATCTTTTGCTGTTGCTTGTATCAGTTACAATACCAACCCCAAACAACAACACTCCAAAATCTACTCTCTAACGCCAACCCCTTTTTGCCACGGCAGTGGTAAAAAATAGGGGCAAGCAATTAGAGAGCGCAATTCATTGCGCTTAATTGCGTAGGTTATTCGGAGCGTAGTTCAGCGGAGAATAACTTGCGGACGAGAGTATACTTTTGGAGATTCTGACACCGCTTAAACAGAACGGTATTGGTATGCAGGTGCGGAATATGTTGTATCGATTAAGACGGCTTTCGCCGTCCGATACAACAGAAATAGAATAGGCTCTGCCTATTCTTAGTACCTAAGGCATTTGCTTTTAGTTCTAGACTGTACATATATATAATATTAACTAGGCGCAGTATAGCCATATTATTCTGGCGTTAGCCTAGGCAGACTGTACCTACAGGCAGACTGCACGCTGTATAGGCTGTATAGGTCATAATACCTATAGGTCTATGACCCCCAGTATGTTAACAGTCTTGGTCTGTTGTATATGTATCTCTGACTATATATTTCTGGGGGTATAGTGACAATAAATAGTCTCTGACCAGGTCTTTTATAAATAGTTTAATAAAAAGTGTCCGTTTCAGCCATTTGGACAGGTTAATATAGATGTAGGGTTTTATTAGTTCAGAACTCTTTTTAGGAGTTCTTCACTCTGTTACAGAATACTGTATAAACAGACTATTATAGGGTGGGCATATACTGCCTATTGAGCAGTTGGGACACTAATGGCAGAACGCAAAGGCTTTCAAAAAGGAAGTGGGCACCACCTGGTTAAGGCTTTAGCCGCCTCTAAAGAGGAAGTGCTAAATGCTGTAAGGGCTGGAATCCCAATCCCAGCGGCAATGGCATTGGTTAACAAGAAGGCAGATACCATCCGTCAATGGATGAATAGGGACCCTGCCTTCGCCGCAGATTTAGAAGCCGCAAAGGAAGAGGGACAAAAGCAATCCTTTGATGCTATGGGTGTGGAGAAAGAGTCCATGCCTTTCAAGGACTTCTCAAAAGCATTTCTTGACCAGACAGTCTTTCCCCATCATCAAGACTGGGTAGATTTACTGGAAGGGCGTGAACCATCATGGTTGCACCCGTCAATGAAATACGAGCCAGGTGAGAGTAACCGTCTGTTGGTCAATGTGCCACCAGAGCATGCTAAGTCTACCGTTATCACGGTAAACTACTCCACCTATAGAATCGCCCTCAACCCGAACATCCGAATTATCGTGGTGTCTAAGACTCTAAATAAGGCGAGAGAATTCGTCTACGCAATCAAGCAACGACTATCACATCCACGCTGGCTAAAACTGCAGACCGCATATGGTCCTGACGGCGGCTGGAAAGATGATGCAGACACTTGGCGAACTGATACAGTCTACCTTGGGGGCGATGCTCGTAACTCAAGTGAGAAAGACCCAACCCTCCAGGCACTAGGTATGGGTGGTCAAATTTACGGTGCACGCGCCGACCTTATCATCTTGGACGACTGTATAACTACAGCCAACGCCCATGAGTGGGAAAAGCAAATGGACTGGTTACAGAAGGAAGTTATTACCCGTCTGGGTAAAAACGGTAAATTGCTAGTCGTAGGGACACGAATTGCAGCGAATGATTTATATAAAGAACTACGTAATCCTAAGCATTGGAGTGGTGGGCGTTCTCCTTTCACTTACATGGGCATGCCTGCGGTTTTGGACTACGCGGAAAAGGCTGAAGACTGGACTACCCTTTGGGCGGAGTCAGATGTTCCGTGGGATGGGGATACTGACACTCCTAAGGAAAACGGCTACTTCCCAAAATGGGATGGACCAACGCTTGCAAAAAGACGAAGCGAAGTTACTCCATCAACCTGGGCACTTGTCTACCAACAAGAAGACATCCAGGAAGACTCCATCTTCCCACCAGTATTGGTTGCGGGAAGCACTAACGGGGCGCGACGAAAAGGTCCACTACGACCAGAAGCCATAGGGCACCCACCAAAGATAGAGGCTTATACCATAATTGGTTTTGACCCTGCTATGGCTGGTAATGCTGCGTTTGTTGTAGCAACGTATAACAGAGCGGACGGAAGAATATATGTTTTGGATTGTATCAACATGGCTGAACCTACGCCTCAAAAGATTAGAGCGACAATTGAAGACCTTGTCGAAAGATATAAACCGCAAGAGTTTCGCGTTGAAATCAACGCACACCAAAAAGCCTACTCCCTCGATGACGAACTACGGAACTGGCTTGCTGGATACGGTGTTCGCTTGGACGCTCACTTCACAGGCAAGAACAAATGGGACACATCCTTCGGAGTCGCTAGTATGTCCACATTGTTTGGAACGGTTAGGGATGAGAAGTTCCAGAAAAACAATATTATAGAACTACCTTCATCAGAAGGCAGCGAAGGTATCAAGGCGCTAACGCAACAACTCCTTACTTGGAAGCCTGAAACCAGAGGCAAGACCGACTGTGTTATGGCACTATGGTTTACAGTTATTCGTATCCGTGAACTAATGCAACAAAATACAAGAGCAATCCAATATGTTGGAAACCGCTGGGCTACTAGAGCACAGAAGGAACAACGCGGTTCAATCAATTTAGACGAAGCCTTCCACGAACAGTGGCAAGACATATACGGATAAGGAAAACATTATGGCAAATCCAATAAAGATTATTAAAGCAGTAACTAACGTTGGTAGTAAAGCAATGCGTGGTAAAGCAAAGTCTAAAGGCTTTAAAGAACCCAATGTTAAGGGCGTAAGTCAAGTTACTACTGGTATGCGTAAGGCTAACAAACAAGCAGGTAATGCAGCCAAAGTTTCTCCACAAGGTAACAAGCAAGGACTAAAAGGTTCTAATAGAGATTTAAAGAAATCAATTAATAAGTCTTCTTGGGAAATGATGGATAAACAAATAAACACCTTACGTCGTTCAGACGCTGCTATGAAGAAAATTATTAAGAAGAAGGGTAAGTAATGGCTAAAAAACCTACGGCACTTGGCAAAATTAAAAAGCCTAAACAATCTGGCAATGTTAAATTTATTAAAGATTGGGTTATTAACCCATCAAGTCCTGTAGATGTAGCAATGACCTTTGCTGGTATAAAAGGAATTAAGCCAGCAGTTAAAATGGGCAAGCGTGCTATTGGTGGTATTGGTAGAGCAGGTGCTAAGTATGTTGAAAAAGTTTATAGAAACATAGGGTAACAATGGCAGCCTCAACCGCAATTAAAATAATTAGAAAAATTATTACTAACAAGCCTAGAAAAACAATTCTTCAAAGCCGTGCTGCTATTGCTCATAGTATTGATAACCAAGCCGCTAAGACCCGCAAGGTTCCTGCTAAAGAGGCTAGAGAACTTGCTGAAAGAGAAGTTGGTCCTAAAGGTCGCCGTCTTGTTTCAATAGAAGCAAAAGATAAATACGGCAAACCAATTAAAGGTTCACCACCAAAAACAGATAATAAACGTAGAAAAGTTTTTATAGGACCAAAAAGAAAAGGGTCAGTAGAAAGTGAAGAAGCAGCAACAGCATTAAAAAATAAAAGGCTTAAAGTAAATAGTACAGAGGTAACTAAACCTAAACCAATAGGTCCAAAACTTTCTCTTACAAGACAAAAATATAGAGACCTAGGTGGCGGTAAAGTTAGCGCAAAAGACCGCGCTGAGGCTAAACGTCTAATGGACAAAGGTCTTAAGCCAAAAAATAATCCTCCTAAATCAGGACTCAATGATATAGAACCTGTAAGACCACCATTGTCTACTGATAAACCAGGAAAAAATGTTCGGCGCACATTTAAAAAACCAATTAAAAAAGTTGATAAACCTAAACCTAAAACAACACCTGAACCTAGAAAAGATAGACCAGTTCAAGGTCCAGCAAAGATTAAAAGACTTAGACCTGCTAAGGTTAAAGGTAAAGATAAAAGCAGAGTAATTAAACCTTCTGTAGGAACATCAAATATGGGCGGTCCTGCACAGGGTGTTAAGCGTGCAATAGTAGAAGATAAAAGCAAAACTAATACTCCTACCCTTTTGGAAATGGCTGGGCTTTCAGAAAAACAAATTGCAACATTTAAAGAACTAGCCAAAAAAGACTCAAATCTTGCTAGAGAATATGCTGAAAAAATTGCTGATGCAAAACCTCCTAAGACTAATAGACCAGCAGAAAAAATAGTTAAAAATAATCCTACACGTCCTTCAACTTTGGCTGAACAACAAAGACAAAGATTAATAACTAAAACTAAAGAAAAAAGAATGGCAAAGAAAAGAACTAAAACTATTAAAAGTTCTAATGCAAAGCGAAATGAATTAGCAAGAATACGAAGAAAACAAAAAGAGTTTGAAGCCTCTCAAAAAAGGAATAATTAATGTTATCAATAGAGCAAGTTAGCGCAAGAGTCCAAACACTGCGTTACCGAGCGACTGGACGTGACCAGCGTAATGGCGACGTGCAGATGGTACGTCAAGGCAGAATTAGCCAAGTCTATCCTGAATTCTTTCCTGATGGTGTTGACCAAAACGTAGTAGCAAACTTTATTGACATTGTTGCTCGTGACTTGGCAGAAGTTATTGCTCCGCTTCCAGCGGTTAACTGTTCAGCAGCAAATCAAACTTCAGACCGTGCTCGTCAGTTTGCAGATAAACGCACACGTATTGCCGCTAACTATCTCCGTCTATCCGATATGCAAGTACAAATGTATAACGGCGCAGACATGTATATTACATATGGTTTCCTCCCGTTCATTATTGAATTGGATGAAGAAGAGCAACAGCCACGTATCAGATTAGAAAATCCTATCGGGGCTTATCCCGAATTTGACCGCTATGGACGATGCGTTGCCTTTGCAAAACGATACTCAATGACACTAGGTGAATTGGCAACCATGTTTCCTGAACATGAACGTCAATTGTTGGGTCCAAATGGGTATAATCAAAACCTAAACAGTACGATTGAAATGATTCGTTATTACGATAAAGACCAATCCGTATTGTATTTACCAGCAAAAGGAAACATGGTGCTTTCACAAGCAGCCAATCCGCTAGGCAAGATGAATGTAATCATTGCAAAGCGTCCAAATATTGATGGTGAACTACGTGGACAATTTGATGATGTTCTGGGTATCCAGTTACTTCGTAACAGATTTGCATTACTTGCAATGGAAGCAGCCGAGAAGTCAGTACAAGCACCAATTGTCTTACCGCAAGATGTTCAAGAACTACAACTTGGTGGAGATGCAGTCATTAGAACTGCTAATCCAGCAGGTGTTCGTCGTGTTGAACTATCTATCCCACAAGGTGCATTTACAGAATCGCAACTTCTAAACGAAGAACTGCGTGTAGGTGCACGTTATCCTGAATCACGAACAGGAAATATTAATGCAAGTGTTGTCACTGGACAGGGTGTACAAGCACTACTGGGCGCATTTGATACGCAGATTAAATCTGCTCAAGCAATCTTCCAAGTAGCACTACGAGATGTTATCTCGCTTTGTTTTGAAGTTGATGAAAAACTTTATAATATAACTAAGACTATCCGTGGTGTTGACGCAGGTTCACCATATGCTTTAGAGTATCTTCCATCTAGGGACATCAAGGGTGACTACTCTTCTGATGTTCGTTATGGAATGCTTGCTGGTCTTAACCCAGCACAGGGACTTATCTTTATGTTGCAGGCACTTGGTGGCGGATTAATTTCCAAAGACATGGCTATGCGTGAACTACCTTTCAATGTTAACGTAACTCTTGAACAAGAGAAAATCGAAATTGAAAAAATGCGTGATTCGCTATTAGGTTCTTTAGCCGCTTACACACAAGCAATACCACAGATGGCAATGCAAGGACAAGACCCTACTGACATTATTCGTAAAATATCTGAAGTTATTCAAGCCCGTCAGAAGGGCATAGCGATTGAAGATGCAATACAAGAAGTCTTCACTCCTGAAGAACAAGTTCCTCCTGCTGGGGAAGAAACTTCAGTTGAGCAGCCTGTCCCCGCTGCTCCTGGCGAACCAGTAGGAGGCTCACCTCAAATGGCGAGACCTCCGCAAGGCAGACCAGATATGCAAGAACTATTATCGAGAATGACTGGTGGTGGAGATACCAGCGCAAGGGCAACAGTTTCACAAAGCAGACCAATTTAATTAAGGAGTAATCATGGCAACTAAACGAAGAAAACCTAGAACAGTTGCTGACGAAAATTACTCAGCACTTGATATGTATTGTATTTGGTTACATGAATATCATCGTGCATTACGCCGCGCAGGATTTAGCAACGACAATGCGTTATGGATAATAGCAACAAAAGATTCTTACCCTGAATGGGTATCATATAAAATTCCAAATGAAACAGATATTGCAAATTTACTAGATGAGGATGAGGACTAATGCCTAGAGGTGGTTATCGTCAGCCAGCAAACCCTGCACCAACATCAGGTCCAGGTGCTTTATCACAACGCACAGATGGCGGAGCCATTGATGGCATGAGCCAACCACAACAGCAATACACTGGTTTTGATTATGGTCAAAATAAATCACTTAATGACCAGCAAGGCGGAGCCTCTCTTTTTGGAGGAATGGCACAGCCTAGTATGGATTTATCTTTAACTGCTCCTACTGCTATGCCTGAAGAAAGTTTATCTTATGGGG